TCAGCTAATTCGCTCTCATCGAGTTCGTACTGGTTACTGTTCAGGTTAGAGTTGATGCGCTCTAACTCAGCCAGTCTCTCAGTACGTTCGTCAGCTAATGCATGACTCATGGCTATGTCGTCTATCGTATTAACGCCAGTGGCTAGAACTATTAATATGGCTATGACCTCTATGGTTATCTGTCTCATCGTTTACTCTCCCGTGGTTTAAATTGTTTTGTTTTAAAATTCAAAGTTGATCGTGTTTTCACTGTAACAAATGTTTCGGTGCATTGCAACAAAACTTTAGCATTTTTCTAAAGTATTTTCTAACAACGTGTAAATACTGCGGAATATCATGTAAAAAAAATGTGGGGGTTTTTTGGAGTTTAGGAACAGGCAATGTTTTTACCTGTGCCTTTTGAAAATACCCTGTGCCCTAAGGTAAGTAGTATAATATGACTCTTTTAATCTGGGGGAGATTGGGTGTAGGGTACTAAGGTACAAGTAAATATGCCTTTTAATATAAAAAAAAAAATTATTTATTGTATTACAATATTGTAATATTGTAATATATATAATATTTAAATATATATATATTGTTCGGCCATTTTGCCTGTACCTTAGTACCTTAGGTCTGAGAATATGACTCATCTGGTTAGTATTACTAGGTTTTATCTGGGCACAAGGGATTTTTTTTACCTGTGCCTTTCCTGTGCCTAGCCTGTTCCTCCTGTGCCTAGCTGAGGTTGATTGTAGTGGTTTTGGTGGTGATAAGAAATAATATAACATTTAATACTACATTACATTTATGTTAAGTACGTGTATGCACTAGTGATTATATGTTTATTTATTTATGAATTGGTGGCATGCTTAAGTTGGCATGTTATATGCATAAGGTGGCTATGCTTCTCCTTCGATGTGAGCACGTGGCATAGTATATGCATGTATGTAAGGATAGGGATGACATATACTCATAGATAATACAAAGGGGGTACCCCCAAACTACAGGGTGGCGCGTGGATGTATTAGGTCAACCCCCTCTCCGAGCCTAAATAATCTCTTGCTTAACGCAGCGCATGGTGATATGTACAAGTAAACCAAACAATATAAAGGAGTCTATATATGACTAAAGATGAAGAGATAGTAAAGAAGGTAAATCGTTTACGTAAGTCTGGCGCTAGCTGGAAACAGATTGAGCGCAAGTTTGCTCGAGCTGGAGTTTTGTCGGCCACAGGGAAGAAGCTGAAGGCCCCATATTTGACTTTTTTAGTGAAGAAGGTCGGTACGGCTACCACCGTTACCAAAAGAGCGACAGCGACTGCTGAGGTGACTATAGATGAGGCGTCTGTAAATTTGAACTTCATAACTACGACGATCGGACTACAGATGGCTGATACAGCCCGAATGGAAATAATCAAGACATTTGTTAAGACGCTGTAAAGATCACATATACACGAAACAAGATTTTGTAGGGCGGCGTTGGAAGCTGTGGGCGTGATGCGTTTGTACAGACATTAAGCACTAGATGCACCACTGGAGAAACGCAATGCATGGATTTAATGAGGTCGGCTATAACAGACTTATCCTATAATATTTGCCAGAGTAGCGACTGGCCCCTACTTTTTTAAACAGAGGAGTAAACTTATGGCAAAGAGGAAACCAAGGGTCCCAAAAGGACCACCTAAAATAATGAAAGAGGAGCCTCTCCACAGATGGCTATATTCTTACGATAAGGGACTTAGATGGAAACTAGACGAATTCTATATGACGGAAAAGTCAGCAGAGATATGGTACAAGAGCCAAAGTGAATTCTTAACTAAACCAATTAAGTGGAGACGATATGGATAAAGACGGAACGATTTTATATATATTTACAGTGCTGTTATTTATGGCCATAATTGGCTTTACATTATTTGACCACGAAAAGTTCCAAGACAAGGTTGAGAGTGAGCAAGTGATAAAAATCCACGATGCGACTTACAAATGTAAGAAAACTAATGAATTGATTTATCCATAAGCAAGTCTTATACATGCGGATAATAGGGATTGAAAAGGATACTAAAATTATGAAAAAGATTGAAAGGCCAGATTGGGGCAAACTGATATATGTAAATTGGCATGACAAAAGCGTTTCTTGGTATGAGATAGACTGGTGGTTTAAAACTCACATAAAGCCATTAAACAAAGCTATAGATGAGGCCCTTGAGGTTAATCTGATTAAAGAAGAAAATATGGTACATGACTTAAACTTCGATGTAAAAAAAACCAATACCCACAAAGCCCTCTTAATTAATATAACCCCAATAGTTAAGGACACAGCGGAGAGTGTTTTGAGGGATATATTAGAGAATGGAATTTTAACTCCCAATGGAGCTACCGAGATGAGAGCCAAAAAAGTATTAGGAGAGTCATGACCCCAAAAATTAAAAAGAAAATGGAAGCGTTGGCAAAAGAATATATATTGAAGCATAGCGCAGATATGCCTTTGACATCTAAGTTTGATTATGAAGAGGGCTTCAAAGCAGCATCAGAAATTTATGAGCCGCTTTTGAATGAGGCTATGGAGGCTCTTGGCAATGCACATGATTTAACTCAGACACAAATTTATCAAACCCTAACCAAAATCAAAACCGAATTAGGAGATGGAAAAGATGAGTAAAAAGTATAGAGAGTTTTGGATTATAAACAAAAGGGTGGTAAATTGTGTATAATTATACACCTTATGGATTGAACTCAACAGGAGATTTATTTAATGAGTGAACAAGGTAAGTTAAGTGAATTAGATTCTATACTTCTAGATTATTCGTTACCATACTCTCAAGGCAAGTCGTTTGTTGATTCGGGCAATTTATATTACGCTGCGACTGAATATAGATCAGCCTATCAAGCCCTACAACAACAATGTGAGAAGTTGGTTGAGGCGTTAGAAAAATTAAATCAGCCGTTGAATTATATTAACCCACAATTTAATGGGACCAGTGTAGCTGGACAAGCAATTAAACAATACGAGAAATTTAAAAACCAAGAGAAAGGGCAGGAATAATGAAAACAATAAACAATTGGACAATAATATCACTACATGCAAATGACCATTATCAAGTGACAGGATATGTTGAAGACATACCTATTAGGACATCTAATTTAAGGTCAATAGACTTTGAAAACGGAGATTTGCATACTTTAAATAGCACTTACAAATTAGGGCAACATGCGAAGGGGTCTACTTTACTAGGTAAGTTAGAAGAAAATACGCAGGTTGATTCTACTTTTTAACAAACGAGGGGTTTATGAGTTTTGTAAATATTTTAGATTTGGAAGAGCTTAAGTCTTTAGAGGCTGAGTTAAGTGAATATTTAAAACTTGAAAAAGTTATGTGTCTGAGTGGTTCGCAAAAGAAGAGAATTTTGAAAATTATAAAAAAGATTAACTTTATCAAAGGATTTTAACAGAGGATTTGAATGATTAAGTATTACAAAGGCAGATTAAAATTGTTATTCTTTGATTTATTTTGCTTGTCTATTTTAACTTTATTAATTATTGCACCGTTTTTGACGGGTTCTTAACGGTAGAGGTATGAAATGATTACACATAAAATTAAGTGGTTCTTTATAAAGTTAAGACATAAATTTTTTATTAAGCTAGCTTTTATGATGCCGCATAGATTAGTAATGTGGTGTTTTATAAGGGTCCATGGTGAGAGTGGAGAAGGGCCAGGGGAAGATTATTGTAAGGCCAGTGATTATTATTGCAATAAATATAAGATAAAAGACTTATAATTAACAGGAGCGGCAATGGCATTTATACATGAATTGAAAATTTGGCCTGAATATTTTACAGATGTAAAGTGTGGCGACAAAACTTTTGAAATTAGAAAGTTAGAAAACCATGGCTTTGAGGTTGGCGATAAAATAAATCTAAGGGAATGGTGCCCTAACGGTAAAGAGTATTCAGGCGATGAGTGCCAGGCTTGGATTAATTATATTTGTGACATAACAGAAGTCATGGGACTAACTGAGCCGACTATTGCAATGTCTATACGGTTAGTCACAGATACTTAACAGGAGATTTGATAAATGGTTGGTGAAAAATTGGAGCCCTCTGAGGAGATTTGGATTTACTTTAGGGGCGAGATTACTTCTTTACAGGTGGCCTGTGGTTTGGCCGATAGAGTGGGCGGTTATCATATATCATATTCAATGACTCAGCTTTTGTTGGATTTAAATTTAATAACCCCAAAAACACACAACTTAAATAAAGTAGGAAAGAGGGTCTTAGCACATTATTTACACAGAGAGTACCATGGGCCTCAATGTGACATTAAAGTTGAAGTAATTAACCCATTTGATGACGTATAATTAACAGGAGACGTGATGGGCAGTGAAAAAATTATATACGAAGTGAGAGTAGCTGGGACTAAATGGCAAAAGGTATCAGAGAAAAAATTCATAGCGACTGAAAAGTCTTGTGGGTTTCATTCTAAGTTTGGGCCGGATAGTGTTGCTACAGGGGGATTTAGTTCTGGCAATATTGGGGGTCGTATTCGGTACATTAACAAAAACCGTTCAACATCGTGAAACAATTGCACACCAATAGTGAACAAAAACGGAGGATAAAAATATTTATTCTATACCAGCACTACAGAAAAGAGCTAAAAAATATGAGCTATACTATATTACAAAAGTGTAACATTCCTTTTAATACATATTTTTTCGATCAAAACTGGTAGTAAACTACATATAAGGAAAGTGTAATATATGCTTAATGTACTATATAGGGATAATAAATAACGCACTGATTCGACCCATAATCGGGTATAAATAGGATTTATTTATGAAGAAGCTAAGAACCATACGTGTGAAAAAAACGACGAAAACTCACATATGTGAGTTTTGTGAGGAAAAGATCTTCAAGAGAAGGCCTTGTATTTGTGAGGATATCTCAGATAATATGCACGTTTTTAGGGTTAGATTTCACCCAGATTGCCATGAACATAAGAAAAGAATTTGGGCCTAGCGCGTTATATGCTATACTTACTTCATTAGTTTATGTTACATTAGTTAAGCAATATGTCTATTGTGTTATATTGCTCCGATGTTTTGTTTTGGGCCCCTGTTACTCTCGGGGGCCTTTTTTTTTGACTTTCCTTTACATCTCCGTAATCATGATGATATGAATTGGTACGAAGACTACTTAATATTTTTAATAGATTTACAAAGAGAGCACTCTGGTTATGTCGGATATTATCACTAAACGGGGCAATAAAAAGACCACGATAGCCCGTGAGAATAAGAAGACGGGGTTTGTTGAAATTGTAGATAAATATACAGGCGAGATAATTGCTTATCAATCGAGTAGAGAAGATCTTCTATCTTATTCAAGAGAGAGTTTCAAAGAAGTTAAACTAAGGGAGGGTAAAACCGTCCTTTTAGAGCATGGCATAGATTTAGAGGATGCCGTGAGCAAGACTTTTTTGAGGATGAGTAATGTTCTTGTCGATATCTTTTGCGAAAGGGTGGCTGGGGGCCGTGGTATTACTGACGTTTGTTCTGATCCCGATATGCCTACGCATTCGGCGTTATCTAGATGGTTATCTCAATATCCTGAGTGTAAAGAGCAGTTAGCTCAAGCCAAGGGGGACCGAGCAGAGACTATGTTCGACAAAGCCATTCAACAAGCTGAAAACACAAATGACAAAGACGAGGTTCCTATTAACAGATTTAAACATGACGTATATAAGTATGGCGCCCAAGTGTTGAGACCAGCAGAGTTCAGCCCTACAAGAAACGTAAAGGCTGATGTTAACGTAGCAAGTCGAATAGTTATAGAAACAGGGGTTAGAAGAGCCGGAGATGAGGGCTTTTTTGTTGACGAGACCATGAAGCTAGCCCTTGACGAAGCTAGAGAAGTAGAAGAAGATATCACATCACAGGGGGACACAGATGGCAATGAACCGCCAGAAAATAACAACATTGACTCCACAGCCTCAATTAGTAACGCCGGGGACTCCGCAGAGAGTTTCGACAGTGAGGAAGTTGGTTCGGAGCTTTATAGCGGAAGCGGCAGCGGCGAACATGGGTACAATGAAGGTGGCAACGAGTGAGGCCTTAGCCTCAACAGTTAATTCTCATTCGCTTGACCCTGGAGATTCTTTTGAGTTTAGCGTTGATAATTTTGGAGCCCTTGACTCGTTAATTGATCTTAATGAAATTTGGTTTGATGGCTCTGACGCAACAGATAGATTGGTAGTTACCTACACTGAGTATGTTACTCAGCCGGGCAACGAATGATAAAAAAAGTCCTTAAAGCCACAGCCGCCAGTGTCGGAGCCCCTGCTCTTGTAAACCCCTCTACAGATAACGCCATAGTAAGATATGATGGAACAACGGGCCAACATCAAAACAGCGGCGCAATTTTAGACGACAATAATGTTTTAACAGTCACAACGCCAACCTCTAGTTCTGGGTTTGTTCAAACAGATGGCACTGTAACTATGGGCACGTGGATAGGCGGAGGGATTGGCTACCTTGGGACAGGATCGGCTCACTCTTTAGCATTTTACATAAATAACGCTATTACACCTATGATTATAGACACCAGCGGAACGGTAAACATAGACGGGCAAATAAACACTAAAGCCCTTGATATAGATGGCTCCTTTTCTACCACGGGAGATGCTCTAGTCACCATGAATCATAATGTGGGCGGCGGATTTCCTTTTGGTAAAGAAGGATTAGCTTTAGACATAACCGTTGATGCTAGACACGCTTCTGGTATTTTAAACGGTGCCAATGGAATGAAGATAACTATATATCCCGAAGATAAACAATCAACATGTTATCAAGCAGTTTCGACAGATACCTCTTTTGGTAAGGGGTATACTTTTGTAGGTACAAGCGTAACCAACCCACAAGGCGAGCAAGCGTTCTTATCAACGGGTTCTGCCCGTGGGTTTAAATCAAATGGCTGCTCGGCTGAAGCATTTCACTCTGTAGCCAACCACTTAAATACTACTCATTTCTTAGCAGAAACTGCAAACATTGGACAAGTGGCAAGGCTGTTTGCTAGTGGAAATTTATACCTAGCAGGATCTTTAATAGGAACTAGATTCGGATCAGGACAAATGCAAAACCTTTGTAGGTGGTCCGAGGATCTGGGCGCAGCGGATTGGTCTGCTAGTGGAACAGTAACCCATACTAGTGATGTGGTTGATCTTGTAGATGGCACTCCATTAGTAGTTGATAGACTAGTGAGCGGCGTGGGATCTACTATATACTATACAGTTGATTGTTCAAACGATGCGCCAACAACAGCAAGCAAGACTTTTAGTTTTGGTTTTTGGTATAAACATGGGATAAAGAACGCCGAAACATCTTGGGCTAGATTAATTAGTGATGACGAAGAAAGTTCAACCGTGTCATTGCCAAATAGTTCTTCTGATCAAGATAAATGGTTTTATATATCAGGAAGTCATACTTTCGATGCGGGTTCAACTGGTGGGTTACAGCTTAAACTTAAATTAGCAGATCAGCACACCATGTATGTTTGGGGCGTTAGCGTAACAGAATCAACCACGCCGAAAGCCTACTACCCTACTCATGGCTTGGCAGAAGCTAGTTTTTATGGGGTAGGAATAAACGATAATCTTTCAGTTGGTAGTGCTAAAAACGGCGCAAGTATACATGTTCATGAAGGCGGCGCTCAAGGGTCTACAGATTTTCTAGTTATATATGATTCAAGTGATGTTAAAAAGTGGTGCGTGGATTCAAATTTCAATCAAACAAACCAAGGCAAATTAGACGTTATAGGCCACTCACAATTCGGATCGGGCACTCATTCAAGCGGAGCCGATAGAGTAATAAACATTACTGAGACTTTTAGCTCACCAACAGCAAACTCAAGCGCAATTGTAAGCTCAATTACTTACGATGGAACTCAAACAAACGGTATTCAATATCCAAATAGATTTAGTTCAACCATGAATTATGGAAGCGGATCAAGTGTGTCTCAATACTATGGCGCACTTTATGATGTTAAAGTTAACAATGCTTTTGGTGTAACCGTAACAGACTTAGATGTTTTCAGGGCTCAACTTACTGGACAGGGCTCCGGAACAGTCACGAATCTAAATATGTTTCACATTGCTCCAACCTTCTTTAGCGGTACAACAGCCACAAACCTTCATGGGCTTCATATAGATGACCCGATAGAAAACTTAGGATCTGTTACTAATAGCACAGGAGTTTATGTTGCAAAACAAACAGCCGGAAGTGGAGCCAACAATTGGGGCATAGTTTTAGCTGGGGATGGACAAGGAAGTGATCTAACTTTCGGGGCCAACAAAGAAGCGAGTATTTATTATAATGGTGCCTGCCTTACATTTATAGCTGAAGGTTATGCTGGGCTTAATGTTGGTAAATCTACAGGTAATTATGCCAACGTAGGAATGGGTGGCAACGCCTCAACAAATGATAGATATATAAACACAATGAGCAGAAATGTAGGTGATGTGCTTACAATGCAATTAGCAAATGCCAGCACAGTAAACACATCGGGATCTAAGTTTGAACTAAAGTCAGGTTCTCGTACTTTGGAGATCATTCAATGGGAGGACGGTTATACATTTGTGGACGCCTATAGCCCAGGCCGTGCAGTAATAAGAAATGCCGGGGCTGGTGGAGGTATATCCGTATGCACATCAAGCGGCACTAGCTTTAGAGTATATGCTGGTGGTGTTGCAATAGCAGAGAGGGCTTTAGAGGTTCACAGCAATCTAACTACAGAGACTTTCGGTGGTAGAATTAGACAGACAGACACATTAACAGTAGTTAACACAACTTTAGACGAAGCTAATGATATAGTTTTTCTAGATGCAAGCTCTAACGCAGTTACGGCAGATTTGCCAGCGGCAGCAAGCCATACAGGTAGAGTTTACGAGATAATTTGTGTAGATGACACTAACGCTTGCGTAGTTGATGCAAATGGCTCGGAAACAATAAGTGGTGATTTAACAATAACTTTAATCCAATACGAGGCAATAACCATAGTATCGGACGGTACGAATTGGCAGGTGATGTAAGATGACAAACATAAGAAAAGTACATGTAACAGATGCAACAACGGGAGCCACGCAAGGGGTTGACAGTTTAGGCCACGCTGATGTGATTCGACACGCCCATGAAGAAGGCGGAATGATTAACTTCGCAAGTGGTGACATATCCGCAAGCCAGGACTTTCAACTCATAGATTTATCGGACACTACTAACTATCCACATACTAATACTTCGTGGGCTCACATAGCATGGATAAATGTCGATATAGATTCAGACAATTCGGGCGACTATACTATTGAGTTTGGATTTCTAGATAGTGTTGATGGAACTAATGGCGACTTTTATCCCTTTGGTAAAATCAGCGGAAGCAAAACTGCTGGTAATTCTAAGACAGGCTTTTGGGCCATGTTACCAGAAGGACCAAAGTGTAGAGTGGAAAGTGTAGCAGCATCAAATGTATCTTTAAATGACGTAGCGTTTCAAACAGACGTTAATTTAGCCACAACCTTAAGCCCAGGCGCAACGGCAAGTCCAAGTGGAAACGGTGATATAGTTATGAGAGTCGTAAGAAACGCAGGAACAATAGTTATAAACGTCCAACTTTACTACCATACACACGCATAGGAGATAATTATGGCTTATTCATTACCAGATCCAAGTGCTAACGACAGAACAGTTAGCTTTTCAATACCAAAAGAAGTAGATCCTTTATATGTTGTATGGTTTAACAGCGAAAAAAATGATAGTGAATCAGTCAATGATTTCCTAATCAGAATCCTAAACGAAAAGGTTTTAATTTTTACGATGCAAAAAGAATTGGATATTGTTGACTCTCAAGCGGCAGCCGATAGATTAACAGAATCCGACAATATAGCAGATATATTAAAAACAAACCTAACATAAGGAACCAAAATGGAACAACAAGGAATACTAGACCAACAAAAAGCACTCACACCAGAGCAAGCCCTAATGAATATAACTCTTTTACTTAATAAGAGAAACGTAGTGCGCTCAGATCAAGAATGGATGGCAGTAGATCAAGCTGTAGAAATCATAAGCACTATAGTGAAACAAAACAAGTCTGCCGGGGGCGAAGTTGAGGGCGCAGGCGAGAATGTCTGAGGAAAAAATAGTTCTTGGTTATAGCCCAAGAAAACATCAAAATTACTTACACAGAAAACTAGAAAGATTCAATGTTATAGTGTGTCATCGACGTTTTGGAAAAACGGTATTCTGTTTAGCTGAAATTATAGATCAGGCCCTTAGGTGTGAAAAAAGAAACCCACAATATGCCTATATAGCCCCGACCTTTGGCCAGGCTAAGCGTGTTGCATGGAATATGTTTAAAGATTATTGCATGAAAATTCCAGGGGCGAACCCAAATGAAGCCGATCTTCGAATAGATATTCCAAGGCCGTGGGCTGGGGATATGATAAGAATTATGCTTTTGGGGGCAGAAAGGCCGGGCTCAATTCGTGGTATTTATCTTGACGGAGCTGTTTTAGATGAATATGCAGAAATGGACCCTACGGTCTGGTCTCAGGTTGTTCGTCCGACTCTTTCAGACAGAAAAGGATGGGCCGTTTTTATTGGGACTCCAAAAGGTAGAAACCAATTTTGGGACATATATAATGCGGCAGGTAGGCTCGGCGGCTGGTTCCGTTGCATGTTCAAAGCAAGTGAAACAAATATTCTTTCCAAAAAAGAGCTTGAAGACAATCAGGCGACAATGAGTGAGGAAGAATATAATCAAGAATATGAGTGTGACTTTAGCGCAGCCTTGGTCGGTTCCTATTACGGGAAAATAATAGATAGAATAGATGCAAAAAAACAAATTACAAAAGTTCCTTATGATAATGCCATTCCTGTAGATACGTTTTGGGATCTTGGCATTGGTGATTCTACGGCCATTTGGTTTATGCAACAAGTTGGCAGAGAATATCACATAATAGACTACGAGGAGAATTCAGGCATAGGTATAGCGGATTACGTCAAAATGATTAAAGATAAGCCCTATATTTATGGGGATCACGTTTTACCACATGACGCGGCAGCCCGTTCTCTTGAGACAGGAAGAACAAGGCAAGAGGTTTTCAAATCTTTAGGATTAAGAACATTTATTTTAAAGAGACAGTCCATAGAGGACGGGATTGAGGCTGCTAGAAACTTAATACCTAAGTGTTGGTTTGATAAGGATAATTGCAGGAAAGGTCTTGAGGCCCTAAGGTCTTACGAAAAAAAATGGGACGCAAAGGAAAAAATCTTTTTAAATAAACCGAAACATAACTGGGCGTCTCACGCCGCAGATGCTTTTAGGTATTTAGCCCTTGGCTCAAGGGGGGAAGAATTTAAAACTAAAGGAAAGAATTTGCCAAGACAGGCAGAAATGGATTATGATGTATTTTCATATTAAAGGGGGCATTGTATGAGTAAAAAAAGTGATTTATTAGCATTTGCAGAAGGTCAAAGATCTTCTAAGTCTGGAAACATTAATAGGCTTATGAGAAAAAAACAAGACGCTGATGCCGCTGCCCTAAAACAAACGAGCTTGAAAAGACAATCTTTGTTACTCTCTGAGATAGGAGAGGATGAAGCCATCTCTGATTTAACAAGAAGAGAGCTTACCTCTGGTTTTGGAGAGAAAGGATCTCTTCTTTCAGCAGAACAAGAGAAGGGATTAAGATCAACATTTTCGGCGGCAAGAGAAGGCAAAGAAGCTAAGTTTAAACAAAGACAAAAATCACAAGCGAGATCTGAGCTTTTAGCAGATCGTCCTGGCAGAAGCCAGACTATACTAACTAGATAAGGCAACAAGATGATTTTAACACCTCAGCAAGTAATTTCAAAAAGAGATGCTCTCAAAAATGCTAGAATAAACTGGCTTAATCACTGGGAAGAAATTGCTCAATACATGATCCCGAGAAAAGATATTATAAACACGAAGAGAACTCCGGGCGACAAAAGGAATTTACATTTATTTGACAATACAGGAATGAAATCTTTAGAACTGTTGGCAGGGGCCCTCCACGGCCTCCTAACAAATCCGAATGGTTTTTTCTTTGAGCTTACAACCGGGAATTTAGAACTTGATGATAATGACCAAGTCAGAAAATGGTTACAAGAGTCTTCGCGAAAAATGCACAATGTTTTAAATAATTCAAATTTTCAAACAGAAGTTCATGAATTATATTTAGACCTGTGTGGTTTCGGCACTGGAGCTATGAGTATTGAGTCCGACAACGATAAAGTTGTTAGATTTAAAACACATATTATCGACTCTATATTTGTAGCCGAAAATAATCTCGGAGTTATTGACCAAGTATATAGAGAATTTAGTTGGGACGCTTCTCAAATTATTGCAGAATTTGGGGAGAAAAATGTTGGGGAAAAAGTTTTGAAACAACTTAAAGACCCCAGCCAGAGCAAGAAGTGGAAAATAATTCAAGCCGTTTATCCTAAAGAGATAGAGCCATCAAAACAGGTTGGTTTGCGCTTTGTTTCACAATATATTCTTGAAGAAGAAAAGCACCAATTAAGAGCCTCAGGTTTTCGAGAATTGCCTTATGTCGTCCCAAGATGGAGTAAAACATCTGGAGAGATATATGGTCGATCTCCTGCAATGGTAGCCCTCCCAGAAGTAAAAACATTAAATAAAATGACCGAAACAACCCTTCGTGGCGCTCAAAAAGTAGTAGACCCGGCACTGCAAATTCCTGATGATGGATTTATAATGCCAGTAAGAACTCGTCCTGGGAGCTTAAATTATTACAGAGCAGGGACGCCTGATAGGATTGAATCTTTTGGTAACGATGCTAGAATTGATTTTGGATATGAGGCCATGAATCAAAGCAGAGAAAGAGTAAGAGAGTCTTTCTTTGTTGATCAACTGAATTTAAAACAAGGTCCTCAAATGACAGCAACTGAGGTTCTTCAGAGAACAGAAGAATCAATGCGCTTATTAGGCCCAGTATTAGGAAGGCAACAATCAGAGTTTCTTAAGCCTATGATAGACAGAGTCTTTGAAATAATGATTGCTAGAGGCATGTTCTCAGAACACCCTGATGTTTTAGACGGAGTAAAGCTTGATGTTCAATACTCGTCTTTAATAGCTAAAACTCAAAGAATTTCTGAAGCTCAAAACATACTAAGAACTTTCGAGGCGGCCACTCCGTTTATGCAAGTAGATCCTAGTGTTGCGGATAATTTTGATGGAGATGCTGCTGTTAGATTTTTATCTAAACTATATAGTTCTCCTCAGGAGATTTTAAGAGATAAAGATAAAGTTGAAGAAATGAGAAAAGCAAAACAAGAAGCGCAAGAGGAACAACAAAAGGCACTAGAGGAACAACAGAAAGCTGAAAACGCCAGTAAGTTGGCTCCAGTAGCCGCCATAGGACAAGGGCAATAATGAGTAAACAAAATTCTAAAGAGGTAGCAAAGCGGAGCCTTGCTACGATTGTAGATTATAAACAGACTTTTAGTACTCCTCACGGAAAGAGAGTGTTGAAAAGTATCTTAAAGAGTTCTGGCATATGGCATTCGTCATTCGTCCAGGGAGACCCTTATTCTACGGCATTTAACGAGGGAACCAGAAAAGGTGCTCTTGATATTTTGTCCAAATTGAATACAGATATAAAACAACTTAAAACACTTTTAAAAGAAGGAGAACAACATGAAGACGAATTATGGTGAATCAACATTTAAATTTAATATCCTCACAGACGGAGGGGGAGCGGCAGCGCCACCTTCGGACCCGGCGCCATCTCCAGAGCCAGAACCAACTCCTATCGACGTACCTTCAATTAACATCCCAGAAAACTGGAAAGAATCGTTATCTGAAGAGCTTAGATCAGAACCCTCAATGGGCGTTATTAACGATATACAATCATTGGCTAAGAGCTATATACACGCTCAGAAGCAAGTTGGGATGGACAGAGTAGTAGTCCCCGGCAAACACTCCACGCCTGATGACTGGACCTCTCTTTATAGAAAATTAGGCCACCCAGAGTCTTTAGACCAATATGAAGTAGCCTCTCCAGAAGGCTCTGCCTTTGATGATGGGTTTATCACTCAAATAAAACAAGTAGCTTTTGAGAATAATATTATGCCAGGACAATTAAATAATCTTCTTACTTGGTATAATGAAGCAAACAATAAAGCTCTTGAAGATGAAGACCAAAGAATTACGCATGAAGTCGATTCTAGACTTGAAGAATTCAAGAAAGAATTAGGCGCCGAATACAACACAAAAGTTAATCAAGCCAGTGCCGCATTTAAACATCTATTTAAAGATGATGAGGGGCTGTTCTCATGGGTTAATGAATCTGGAATGGGGGACGATCCTAACTTCATCAAAATGTTCATGAAAATTAGTGGGTTATTAGAGGAAGATGGATTGGTAGGAGGAGGAGACGGAACGGGTATCGACTCAAAAGGTATTGATGACCAAATTAATTCCATTATGGGAGACATCAAAGGCCCTTACTATGATCAGAGACATCCCAACCATGCGGCTGCTGTTAAAGAAGTTGAAGTGCTTCTTCAAAAGAAACATCCTAGTCCTGCTTGACATTTAAAATTTATGCCCCTAAAATTTCACTTTAGGGGTATATTCCTTTCTTAGATTCTAGTCGGACAAATCGCAAGATCCCGATGTTTAAGGTCTAGACAAATTGAATCCGTTTTTCGGGTAGTTCAGCGAAGATATGCAATTTATTAATAATTACTTGGAGGACAAAATATGTCTAATCAAATTACTGAAGCTTTTACTAAGCAATTTGAAAATAACATATTCCATCTTTCTCAACAAAAAGGTTCACTTTTACAAGCCGCTGTCCGAATGGA